GTTGTATAGCTTTCAGCCGTCTTCGGGGAGACGGCATCAGGCACCCCGACGGGGGTTAATTTATCTCCTCAACAATGAATGTAAAGCCGCATGAGACGGCGTCATTTTTGAGGTCTTGGAGTTCGTGATCGTCGTATGCGTACTCAGTCCAGGCTAGATCGCCATCGAAGAATGCTTGGATGTAATAGGCGGGAGGCTGCGGATCAGGGAGCTTAAAGAAGCTGCCGTCGGGGAGGTTGTCTTGATAACGCTGGAAGGCTTCAAAGATTGAGAGGCTTTGGTTGTGAAAGTCCATGGTGAGGTGAGGTGAGGTAAATGGAGGATGAGGGCGTAAGCCCTCAATCCATGTTGTTACGGATTAGCTCGCGAGTCACTTGGCAGCCCATGTCAGCTTGCAACCAGCAAGAGCCATAACCACTGACGTAATAGCCCCAACCAAGCAACAAGGAAGCTTGTTCAGCCAGCTTAATGTTGATTTCACGCTGCTCCCAAGTAGCACGGCCATCGGTCAGGTAGCCAATTTCAATTTCGCCACGGTTTTGCTCAATGATAGCGTTCATGTCAAAACCAGCGTTACAAAGACGCTTGAGGACAGAAGGCTTGGAAAGAGTGCGGGTCATTGTTTGAGGTGAGGTGCGGGGTCATCCCCCTGACTCCTTCAATATACACACATGGCATACCACTGTCAACAATGCAGGCCAGCTTCAAGATTGGCATAAAAAAGGGGCCTTGCGGCCCCAGTGGTCATTCGTCGTTCAAGATGTCTTCCATCAAGTGCAGCGCCTTGGTGGATTGGTGGACATGTTCTTCAACGAGGTATTTGAGGCGTCGGTCTGACTCCTCCATCTCTTTGATCAGCTGTTTCAGCTGGTCAGCGATAACTCCCATGATTTAGTTTGCGAGGTGCGCGGGGATCTCTTCCCGTAACGACATATTAGCACATGGCATACCACCTGTCAACCATCAGCAGCTAGCGCGCAGATCACAGTGCAGACAATGGGTTCTAGGTGGTGCCGTGGAATACCTTGATACTGCCGCGTGACCGCTGTGATGGCTCTGTCGATCGCATCACGACCGCCATGCAGTGGCTGCGGTGTTTCCCTAGAGAAGACACGCTTTCTAATCAGCTCAGGCCGTGAGCACTGATGCGCAAACGCCTCAAGATCTAGCCTTTGGCGCTCCTCTTCACTGACACGAAACTCGATGCGTGGACCTTTAGACATCAGAAATCAAACGTTGTTTCAGAAGGTGCAATAAAATCACGCGGGTTAGGACTTGCCTCCACGCGTTCGGGCTGTTTCTGCTCTCGCAACAAATTGCGATAGCTTTCTATCTTACCGGCATGTCCATGCGGTGGGTTATCAAGATCTTCAAGAGTCCAATAATTCTTTTCAATTCCACGCCGCAAAGTGGCAACCACTGAACCAAGATCATAAAGTTTTTTCATCAGTAGGGACGACTGGCTTTGTACTCGGCATCTGCGTGAGGATGCAGGATGAACTTGCCAGGCGCTACGCCGTCCACAGGAGGGCAGTAGGTGGCGTAACGACCCAGATGGTCGTAACGACCCATGCAGTAGGGCGCAGCGGGCCTTACGCGGCCATCTAGCTGGTTCAGAGCAGACTCCACGTCCCCAGCACGGACAGCCTTGAAACTGGGCAGATCAGTGTGCTTGGCGTTCATGGGCACAACAGCAAACACGAAATGCTCAGCTGCTTCAGGTTCAAACAACTTCATAGTTTCCAGGACGGCTTGGTTTTCATCGGCTCATGATTCTCAAGATAGACGGCGTAGCACTCATCTCTCATCCATCTGAAACAATCAGGCAAGGGTGAGGCAAACTCACCTAATGCCTGACGAGATTCAATGTCGCTGACCGCTTGCTCGATCGCGCGGGTCAGATCGTCAGCCGTGAGATGTTCAGGTACAAGCTGTTGCCAAACAATAAAAGCTTTTGGTTTTGATTGACCATTAACGCGATGGCGACAACGTAGATAGATCTTCCAGAATGCCTCAAACTCAGGCGTGCCCTTCGTCTTTTTAGCACGCGGTTTCTTGGCCTTTTCTGGCGATTTTATAACGTTATGTTTTTTTTCGTGGTTAATAGAATGGGCAGGAGAGGAAACAGCCGGTTCCTTGAGAGGTTGCTGTTGCAACTCTAGAACCTGTGTCTTTGCCTCAGGTTGCTTCAGCGAAGGCTTATTACCTGTAAGAGGGCCAAGGTTACCTTGTGGTGGTTCCGCACCAGCAGAGCACGTGGCTAATTTAGCTACCCTGTCAACCCCTTGCATCGCGGATTCAATGAGATCCCTGATGACAGCTGACTTGTTGTGGAATGGTCTGGTCTGTGATTCGAGCCATTGAAGCTGATCCGGGCTGATTCGGACGTGTAGTGACGTCACACAAATGGTTGCCGTTGCGTCATGAGTGTGCCACGATGCGCCCACGTCTGCAACCCCCATGTTTCAGCCTGATCCTGCCCTGAAGTTCTACGGCGACCACCATCACAGATACATGCTGGACGGAGAATGGCTCCCATACAGCGTGAGCCAAGTTCTCTCGTGGGATATGTCGCCTCCTCAGCGAGCTGCTATCGAACACACGAAAAATGGTGAAGATGGTTGGCAAATACGAGGCAACACGATCCATCGTGTCCTCGATCAATTCCTGAATGGTGAGGGATCGATTTACGATGACAAGTGGACAGCATGGGTTGAGCCGCTGCTGGCTGATGATCTGTTCAAAGACGTCACGACGATTGCAACAGAAACGCCGATCTGCGACAGGATCAAGCGAGTTGCCGGTGCGTTTGATTTTTTAATAGAAGATAAGAACCGCCTGATCCTCGGCGACCTGAAGACGGTCTCCAGTAGAAAGGGAGTGTCAAGCCGGAAACCGGCCAAAGCTCAGCTGGGAGCCTATGCAAGCTTCCTAGCTGGCAGCCCCTACAGAACGGAGGTCACTGATGTGGTGACCGTCATCTGTGGCCCAGAGCGCACACGCTGCGTCTTCACGAATGTGGACACAGCGATTGCGGAATGGGAAGAGCAGTGGGGGCGGTTTCAGGCAACTCAACCCAGCTGGTGACCCCGTAGCATGAAATGTCCCAAATGTGGCACAACGTGGATTTGTGTCTTGGAGTCGCGCCACACCAGTCCTTTGGCGATCAGCAGGCGCAGGCAGTGCAAAGCCTGTGATCATGTCTGGGCGACTGCTGAGGTTGTGGTGCCTGATAACCAGTGGGGCTGGGTTGAAAAACCACGCAAGCAAGGGAGACCTAGGAGTGAGTTTTGCGTTAAGGAAGAGATGCTGAGCAAGCTGACGGCATAATGGCAGAGAACTTATATGTTATATCGCATTCTTTTTCAAGCCTCTTAGTCAAAATCGGCATCTCTAAGTGTTGGGAAAATCGAAAAAAGCAACTCAAGGTAGGCAATGTCACAAAACTTGAAGTTTTAGTTGAGTGTTCAGACATGCTTTCTGCTGAAAAAGAATGCCATCAAAAGATGGTTCTTTTTACCAGACCAAGCCACAAAAGATGTTTTATTAAATTACGCAAAGTTGCAAGGCATCGCCGTCCCTCAGCCTTTGCGTAAAAACAACCTTTGTCAGATTTTAAACGCAGAGGATCAAGAAAATTTAGATATTGCGCTACAGCATTGGGGGCAAGATTTTAGGTGCGACGAATCATGTGACAGCATATACATGGCGATGGAAGAAAACCCGTTCATCATCTCTCATGAGGTGTTCACAGATGATTTTTTGCTAACTCTTGCTGATGGCAGAGAAATTGAATGCATTGGCCCAAAATGTTTTATTCAGTATTTTGACCCAAACGGCAATAGATGCTACGCAGACGTCCGGCCGAGCGATTACCACGATGCTGGCGATAAAGAAAACCCTTTATGGGTGATAGGAACCGAGGTCTACACTTGTCAGGTTGACGGAGACGATATTTGGGAAGCGTGCTGGTTTTACAAAACTTTTGGCAATGTTGACGGAATGACATTCGAAAGATTTATGGAAAGAATCTCAATTCTTGAGGCCATACCGCCTAAAAAATGGCCTGTTGCAGTCCACGCAAATCGTCAGCTGCAAAAAGAGCGCCTTGAAGATCTTATGGCTAAGATAGCCAAAAATGGTTGACATGGCATGCCACCTATGCCATTATACGTTTGAGCACACCTCTTAAGCTCATGAAAACCCACGCAACCTCCAAGCTGCGTTCACGATTTTACGATCCTGAGCGCAGCAGCTTCAAAACAAATGCCATCATCTCGATTGCGTTTGCTCTGCTATTAGGCGGTGCCTTCTGGCACTCCATGACTAGCGTTCTTGATCAACTAACTGCCCGCGACTGCAACGCTGGCATTCAAAAAGCTTGCGATTCCCTCAAATGAAATCAGTCTCAATCACTCTCGACGAATCACGCGCTGACAAGCTGGACAAACTTTCAGAGGCAACAAAAGGCAACATGACCAACGTGTCGATTGCCGGTGAGTTTATTGAATTCGAGCAGCCTAAACTGAGCGCAACCAAACTTGCTCAGGCTCTCCTGAATTCATCCATTGACCGAGCTTACAGCCAGCTGCCACCAATCCACTAACACCTTCACGTTTACTGTTTTAGGCAAGCCTGCGCCGCAAGGCAGCAAGCGCCATGTCGGCAACGGCGTCATGGTGGAGTCATCACAACGATGCAAGCCATGGCGTCTTGACGCCAAACACACGGCGCTCGAGTTGCGACCAGAAGGCTGGTATGCCAATATGGAAGCGGCTATTTTTTTATCAGTCACGTTTGTTTTTGCACGGCCTAAAAACCACTTCCGAACTAACGGACAGCTAAACCCTAAAGCCCCTGCCCATTGCACAACACGAATCGGCGACGTGGACAAGCTTAGCCGCAGCGTCCTTGACAGCCTTTCAGATGGCGTTGTCTACAACGACGATGCCCAGGTCATCAGCCTCATTGCACACAAGCGTTATGCCAATGATCGAGAACAACCCTGCGCCATCATCACCGTTACAGCCCTTAATTGAGGCTTTGGTGGAATTTCACAAAACAGTCCCGCCCATCAACAAGACTACTTCTGCACAGTACGGCAAGTTTGCAGATCTTGAAACAGTTCTTTCAACTGTTACGCCGCATCTGCTCAAAAACGGATTGGTTGTCTCGCAAGGCTTTGAGCCAAGCAGCCATGACAACAATCCGGTCCTCGTCACTCAGTTGCTCCACGTCAGCGGGGCTAAGCTCATCAGTCGATTGCCCATGGTTGTCGCAGGACGCGGAAAAAATCCATTGCACGATTGGGGTGGCAGTTGCACGTATTCTCGAAGATACAGCCTGCTTTCAATCCTTGGGTTGACAGCTGACATGGATGTTGATGGCGATTTCGCCGACGAAAAACCTGCGACAAAATTAAACCCAGCACCAGCCCCAAAAGTTAAAGACGTCAACCCAGAAGATCAGCCACTTTCTGAAGATGAGCGCAAACTGCTTTTGCAGTGGATCAGCGACATGCCCGCTTCTAACCGCGAGATGTTTGTCGAAGCATTCCGCAGTCGCTTCAACCTAAGCAAAGACGCAAAAATTGCCCCATTGATCACAAGCAAGAAACATGAAAAATGGATTCAAGATAATGTAGGGGAGTACGAGCAACGCTAGACTGCAATGCCTAACACAAAATCTTCGCAAGACAAAACGGACGCTAAGCGTTCGCATCGTCACTTTCAAGTTCGGCTAGATGAACGCCTGTCAGAACAGCTGCAACACTATGCAGATCGAAACCATGACGGCGTAATCAACCCGGCTCTTTTCTCTATCATCTCTCAATTCTTCAACAGAACCAATGCCTGAACGCAAGCCCGACGCCTTTACAATTTGGGGCAACTTCTACAAAGACAAAGAAAAAGCTGGCCATCATTGGGCCTCAATGGAAGTTCCTACTGAAGAAGCGTGAAAGCAAAGCAGGCAATGACTATCTGCTGATGGCTCTAAGCGATGCAAAGCCCAAGCCAGCTGACAGCGGCGACATTCCTTTCTAGTCTTGGACAGAAGAGGGTAACGGGGGCTTCGGCTCCCCTTTTTTTATGGCAGCACCTACCATCAAACGCATTTATCAAGACGGCGAGTGGCAATGGTGCGTCGAGTTTGCTGGGATGATGCGGTGCCACCGTCAAGACTGGCAAGCCGTATGGCTTTACAACTATTTTTTGCAGATTTCTCAGTCGAGCGAAACGTCAAGAGACGCAATGTGACCAACGGCTTGGCTGAGCAATTTTCCTTGGTGCCAGCTCTGCCGCACAAGGGCTTCACAAAGGTGCCTAAGCATTTCATTGTCATCACAGCCTTGCACCTCCCGAACGGATCGCTCTATTGACAGTTCTTCCTCAAGGCTTGGAGTGACGATCATCCAGTCCATGGGATTGCTGCAAAGTGCATTTTTCCGCATGATAAGCGCCATTTTCGTGCATGTGAACCACGTCGTGGATCCACGGCACCATCCATTCATGCACAGGAAAACAATTATCCCAATTTGTGGGGTGAGCGCAAGTGATCACAACTGTCGTAAAGAAGCTGTGTATAAATGCCCATAGCCAATAAAGATCACTCATTGTCCACCAAAATTACCCAGCCAGTTCCAGGGCCTTCTACTTCCCAGCGTGGCTTGAACTCACGCTGCAGAACTTTGACGTCACGGCCTCTGTGAGGGTTTTTGTGACCACCTTTGATCATGTCTGGTTCGCCTCTAGGGTCTTGCATAATCCAACCAGGGTCAGCACTATTCTTGCCATAATATCCATTGATGACGCTCCAATGACCGCAACCCATGCCGCCACACATTGGAGGATGACCAAGACTTAAATCGCCGTGTGCATACCAGCCAACCATTACAGGTCTGCCAGCCTCTAGCTCCAGTTCCACTAGGTCGGCATCGCCATCATCTCGAAACTGAACATTCAAACCTAAACTTTCTAACGTTTCAATCTGCGCGTGAACAGATGTCGTGTCACCAAACTTGGCACGGATTTGATTGTATTCATCATCTGTTCTGACTTTTTTATAGTACGCCGCCACCATAGCTGCGGCCGACGAGAAACACTCTCGATAGCCAGTTCCTGTGACGTTATCGTGCTGGGTAAAGTATGGCATGAAGATCTCTTGATCGTATCCAGATGCCTTCCATGATTCAAACCAATCGGCATCCGTTTCAAGTAATTTCGGGTCAATGGATTCTTCAAGCTCCTTAATAGCGGCAAGTTGGTGAGGGGAGTCATCTCTGAAATGTTGGAAAAACGGTAGCAATGACAGCAAGCCCACAGAAAACCAGATGCGTCGTTTCATTCTAACGAGACTTGGCAACCAGAACTTTGCCCAGCAGTATACCCAGACGCAAACAGCAGACCAGCAAATCCGACCATTACAACCGTCCCAGCGCCTAGCAAAAACCAACCTAGTGCTAACGCCCAGTGCGGTTTCATTTGTCTACCCTAGTAGTCGGAAACAGATTCTGCCTCACGTAATCCACGACACGATCATCAATCGTGTTGTCAGTCGTCTTGGCATATGCTTCCAACATCTCGATCAGCATCTTCTTGACGCTCTCAGACTGAAGGAACCTGAACAAAATTGGCTTGATCAGTAGCAGCATGGATCGAAATCAGCGTTACCCTTTAAGCGTAGCTGTCCTGCGCAATGGCTAACCACAACGAAGAGAATCCAGGCTGGATCTCAGATTTCATCCGTTTGATCGTCTTGGCGTGGTCACTTGCCTGTCTGTCACTGTCCTATCTCGGGCAGGTCAAAGCCATGGATCCAACCTTTGCCGCCTCAATGCTGACAGCTGTTCTCAGTTCCTATGGCGTCAGCGTTGGCAAGAACGGCAAAAACAAAGAAGAACCTAAACTAGAGTCAAGCACTGCCCCCGTCATCAAAAAATGAAGCGCTTCCTCTTGGTATTCGGGCTTACATTGATTGCCGCTCCAGTGCAAGCGGACATCATCAACAAAATCTCCAGCTCGGTGCAGCTCACGGTTGATGGCGCTGGATCAGTCGCAACGCGAATCCCAAGCTCATTTGCCGTCAGCGGCAACAACGTCACTCTGGACACTACTCCTGTGCTCGGCACACTTACTTCCGGCACTGCTCTTGGCTACACTCCTGGCGATTACAGTATCACTACTGCTGGTGATGCGTTCTCATACGCGGAATCGTATACTGAAGGCGACGATGTTCCAACAATCCTCTCAACAACAGTCACCGCCGGAGTAGTGCCGAGCCTTCCTATTTTTGGCAGCACAACCACAACTTCTGGCGGAGTTAAGGGTGATCTTGCTGGAACGATTGCCACGGATGGTGCTATTGCGATTACAGCGGGTTCGGCGGGTACTACAGCTATAGGACAGGTAGTCCAGGAGCTTACTGTTAGATGAGACTTAGATTATTTGCTGCATTTATTCTGTTAGATGCGACAGTTGCTGCTGCAATCCCTGTCGTTCCAAACTTCCAACAGGGTACTACTAGCAGTACAACGACAACGAAAACTAAAGTCAACGAAGTCATAAACTCTTATCAATATCGAACAGGGTACGAATACACTGCGGCGGGCACCAACGTCACCCCTGATAATGCCCTTGCTCCAATGGCATTGAAAACAACAGTACACACGATCGATGGGATTTCTAGTAGTTGGGTGGGCATTGATCCTGCTGATAAGCCAAGCTGGAGCATTGAGAAAACAGGTGCGCCGTTTCAGTTTGTTGAAACGCTTCAAGGCCCTGGCCTTACGCAGCACACGGTCATTGTCCGTGAAACGGACATCGAACAACTGACAGAGACCACCTCCACATTTAGTCAATGAAGCGTCTTTTGGCGGCAATCCTGCTAACCGCCGCTCCAGTCAATGCACAAGTCTCAAGCACTGCGGCGCCCGTGGCAAATAGCAGTGGCAGTGTTACCAACCAGGCGGTTCAGGTGGTGCCTTCGCGCCAATACACTTGGAATTACGGATCAGGAATAAGCTGCCAAGGTGCCACACTAAATATCAATCCTTTCCTTAGTACCACCACTGGCTGGAGCACACCTACTGAAAGATACTATGACGATCCTGTTTACGACACTCGAGACTTGGAAGGCGCTTTTGATGCAGACGGCAATCCTATCCCTGATGGTGTGCCTGATAATCCAGGCAATATCCTGTTCCATCAACCAGTGCGGACTGGGCAGAAAACCAATTTTTCGGTCAATGGTGGCATCACGGCTACGATTTCAATCCCGCTCGATCGTCATCACGTAAAAACATGTCGAGCAGCAGCAGAAAGGCAAGTAGCAATTCTAGACGCAAAACTTGCTGACTCCAGGTTAAACTACGAAATCGCGCGTATTAAGAATTGCGCGAAATTGCTTAATGATGGTATCATGTTCCACCCTGAATCGCCTTTTTCGGTTATATGTGCAGACGTAATTTTGGTGAATCCGCCTGGTGTGTTGCCGCCCCATACTCATGCAATACCTAAGGTTTCAGTGAACGACGTAGCGCAAGAATTGCACGATTCCTCTCACGTTGAGCAAGAATCCGATCCCGCAAACTAATAGGACGCTCTCCCTTCCTTTTCAAAATCATCTTAGTCACTTTTTTTACTGTAGGCTTCACGATCTTCAGCACCACATCACCTAACGGTCTTGACGCCACAGCAACAGTCGTAGCCATAGCCGCAATCGCTGCAGTCGTGACCACAACAGGCGCACCAGGCAAATAAGCGCCGATAATCGTTGGTACGTCTAACGGTTTCAGGATTGGTTCACACGTTCCAGTCAACTCATTACGCTCATAACCAATTATGACGGCGGTTTGAGATTTGTTCCTTGCTCCTAAAGGAATTGCGTCAGGTGGCGGACACGGTAACTTCTGCTCTACCATTGAAGGCGGAGGAGTTTGAGACGCTTCTTCGTTCAGGGACGGGACCAGAGGGCTTGACGGTCCCTCTGGTTTTTTCCCTTCACTTGGTTGCATCGTCGGTTTTGGGCTTACGGGCGGTGCAATCCCAGGTGTCAAGTCCAAAGCGTCATACACTGGCAAATCTGCTGTTGGTATGTCCATCCACGTCGTTATTGGTGGCACCTTTGGCAAAACTGGATCTGGTATTGGCCTAGGTGCTGGAATCTCTGTCAAACTAATATCTTTGATAGGTCTAATCTGAGGCATGAAAACAGAGCGGTTTCAATCAGGTCAGTTGATCGTGGAACGTATCCGAAGCCGTGAAGGTCCGCCTGTAGTGTATATCGCTTTCAATGGCAAGACCGCTCGACCATTTACAGACAAAAAAGAACTCTTCAAATTTATTCGCTGCCCCAAAAGCATTCCAACAGGCGAAAAGATTCGTGATTGGATCGATAGCTTTGATCAGCCACCGGGCAACGTAATCGATGGGATTGCGGGACCAGTTTCAACCGGCAACTCTGGCATCGCATCCTGAACAGCAGGGGGCAACGCTCCAGAGATCGCTTCATTAATTTTGCTTTGGATCTCAGTCTGCACTTGATCCATGAACCGCGTCGTCAGTTGCGGGATCTTTGTGTAGGTAACAACAGCGGCAGCTGTCAACGCTCCAGACATCAGGAACGCTGTCACCGCCATGGCATTGACCAGCTTTTGCACTTGACTAAAGAGCAGCCTGTTGCCATATTAGCCCGTCCTAGGCGGGGTTTTCTTGTGGCTTGAGTCTGTCCAGCTTCTTCTTTTGCTCAGCCTTGCGCAATTCTTCAGGCGTCAGCACAGGCCATCTATTCAGTGCTAACGCTTGTTTGTAACGTTCTAAAAAATTTTTCATAAAAAACCCCCTGCCGTGTGAAATGAAATCAGGGGGTCAGCTCGGCAAACCAATACTAGCTCAGAAATTCACTTTCACGCCAACCTTAGTTCCGAAGATAGGATCGATGTCGTCTGTGATGAACGACACCTCGCCATAAACGTTAAACGAGTCAGTGGCTTGCACGCTACCGCCGATCTTGCCGCTGATTTCCATCTCGGCGTCATCACCGTCAGGAGCCACAATCGCAGGACCAGCTTGGACGTAGTAGCCGTAAACGTCGCTTGAACCTTCAAATCCAACGTGGATGTCAGTCGTGCTCCCAAGGTACCCATCGTCACCTTGGTAACCAGCGTTATTCTCGACGTTCACATAAGGGCCAGCCAAGGCAGCTGAACCAACGAGAACACCAGAAACAGCTAGAGCGAGTGCTTTGATCATGGGAGAAACGTCTACTTGCCTTGGCCACGGTAGAGCTTTTCCCCTTTTTTGGAAGGGGAATGTTTGCCACTAACCTAAGTGGTTCATGCCCATGGCTTGCCTTGCGCTGTGGTTGGCGTGCGCTTTTCATCAATGCGTGCTTGAAGCGCATTCTGGATTTCAGTAACCTTTTCGTCACCGCCAAGAGCAGATTTTGTCCAGCCCAGCACGACTTCTTCCGTCAGATCATCGTAAGCAACAACGGTGTAGCCTTCTTCTAGAGGTGGCAGAAGACCAACAGATCCGTATGCCCCCTCCTGATACGTGCCATCATTTGCGTTGATGTTGTAATGGACCGTATAGACAATCCCTGAGCTTGTGTGCCTTTCCAGAGTGTTGATGGACCAAGTGAACGTGGTGACGGGATCAGACATAATGAGATAATGCTCAGTTGTAATTGTAGTAGAGATGCCCTGCTGCGGCACAGGGCGGGATACCGTTAGGCGATACCAGCATCAGATAGACGCTGCTCAAGGGTTTCGATGCGTTCCATTGCTTCTTGCAGTGCTTTGACTGCTTTCATGTAAAGCACGGAGTAATTGACGGATTTAGTTGTAGTGCCAACGTCGTTGCCGTCATCGTCAGTGTCAGGCGATTCATTAACAAGTCCAGGTGAGACAAGTTCAACTTCTTGGGCTACAAGACCGATTTGGGCGTGGGTTCCATAACCCGTCTCTGGTTTGAAGCTATAGTTGCGGACCCGTAAAGCCTTGATATCATCCCACTGGGTGTTGGCATCAGCAATGTTCTCCTTCAGCTTGACATCGGAGATAGCACCGTAAGAATTGTTCTGGTTTTCTACGTTACCATTTGCTCTTACGCCAAAAGAGATAGTGCCTGTTGTTGTACTAGTCGCGCCGTATCTGCCAATATAAATGTATGTATTTGTATTATTGCCTTGGCCAGATCTAACTTGTAATCCCGTGAGATTACTGTAGAAGTTAATCTGCCCATCACTTGCAATCCTCATCCGCTCCGTCGGGCTGCTCGCCCCATCCGCAGTAGTAAAAAATGCCAAGCGTGACGGATAGTCATTGGTATTCCACGACAAATCAGCACGTGCTTGAATCATCGCGCCATTACGCCCCGCTGCATTGTTATCGCCAAAAATAATCTGGCCTAAAACGTTGTCTGCTGTTGGTGTTGAACCACGATTCAACCAAAGTTGTGCTTGTGTGGTTCCACCTGCTGAAGAACCTTCAAGGACTGTTGATGCTTCGCCAGTAAAACTAGTCGTACCAACCAACAGCCTGCCCGAGCTGTCGATGCGTAGGCGCTCAGAATCTGCCGTAGCGTCATAAATATTTAAGAACGTGCCGCCATTCCCAATTTCAAAGATACGAGCATTAGATCCTGTTTTTTCAAGGATGTGCCTAGCGATAGTGCCGTCAGAAGTTTTTAGATTTGTTCCATTAGCTGGAAATGAAGTAGTTCCAATCCCAACATTTCCAGTAAACTTGGCGCTGCCGTCATTTTTGACTGAGAATTTCTCGGTATTTCCGTAATATGTAGCTAGAGTCGTCTGAGTGCCTGCAGTTACACCAGAAGAACCCTGAATAATTAGCTGACCAGAGTCATACGCAGTAATGCCTTTTGCAGTTGCAGCATTGCTGGATGAATTAAACGCAATGTGATTAATGGTGCCAGCAAACGAAGCAGCTCCAGCTCCATTAATCTTTGCAATGGTGGCATTACCGTTATTAGTGTCATAAATATTAAACGGTGTTTTAGTAGAGTCTAGAGTAAGACCAATATGTACGGCTGAAGTGTTGCCTACAGTTTCAATCTTGCCTGTGCTTTGCAGAGTAATGGCGCCACTAACAAACGAAGCAGCTCCGCCTTTTGTGATAAATGAGGTAATACCGCTGGCATTGATCCCAGTAAAATTGTGATCTGTTTCGGCGCCGCCTGAACGGTTTGAATAAGCTACGATATTATAAACTGAATCTGATGTAACTCTAAGCTGATTATCATTAACTACAGCTTGACCAATACCTACATGACCATTGAATTGTCCAGCTCCACCAAACTCCGCATTTCCGGTGCTGGTGATAACTAGTCGGTTTCCCGTGCCAGCCGTGCCAAATCTGATTGGCACAGCAGTTCTGGTAATAAGGGTTAAACCGTTAGATGCTTGAGAATTTATTTCTGAAACTAAAGTTCCGTTTGACTCGAAATCAATTTCACCACCAGTCGTATTATTTATAGTAAGCGTAGTAAAGTTGGAGTAGTTATTTGGTGAGAGAGTTCCAAGCGCCAAGTTTCCATTACTGTCGATTCTGAGTTGCTCGTTGCCCGCAGTTGAAATCGCTACTTGGTTTGCACCAGGGGAATAAAGACCAGTATCTGAATCATTGACAAAAGTAATGCTAGGTGCAGCCTCCGTTCCAGCCGCAAACGCACAAGTTGTCGTACCTTGTACCGTCAGATTATTCGGAATCGTTACATCGCCAGTTGCAGCAATTGAAATCCGTGCCGTTCCATTCGTGCAAATTGCGATGTTATTAGCTCCAAGCCTTGCAATGCCTGTGTCTGGGTCGCCATCAAAGGAGATGCCTGGCGTTGCTGCAGAGCCTGACCCTGCATTCTCCATCAGGTCTGCAATCGTCAGCTTTTTCGTAGCTGATGCGCCTACATCAACGACAGGAAGGACGTCAGTGCTTGAAGGGTCTGTTAGGGCCGTCAAGTCTGTGATCTTAACCGTGGACATAACGGACCCCTGTGCAGCAGGTTTTGTCTGATTCTAAAGCAAGATCAGAAAGTAGACAGTCCGACTCGTTTCCAAGAGTTCGACGAGACACAGACGTAGAGGTAAGCGCTGTCCCAAACAATGTCGCCTGCAGTTCCTGCTGCAGATGATGACGAAGGGGTTCCTGTGGGAATGTTTAAGGTTGACAACGCTTGCACTCTGTTTTCATTAACAATAAACTTTGCGCCAAGCTGACCGCTTTGCGTTGAAGTTGCAATCTCAATAGAGACTTGTCCGCCTTCTTGCCCGCTTGTTGGTGTTAATATAGCCGACGAAACACGACCAAACGTAGACTCGTTTCCAGCGCTATCGTTGCCATTAAATTCAATGGTAGAAAGTTTATGGTTTGCGCCCCCGTTTCCATTGGTGTGCCGGTAAAGCTCAAGACCACCGCCCACTGTGCTGGTGTCTGCATTATTGCACTCTAACCTTGCTTGGTTGGTGATACTTGTGTCTCTAACGTGTAATTTTTGCTGTGGATCTGTAGTGTTTATTCCTACCTTTGAACCCACAATGCTCATCTTCGTTGTGCTTGAGCCGCTTTCCATCGTCTTAAATTCTAACGAGCCTTTTTCAGCTGCGTTGGACACATCTTTCGCTACACATAAGATGTTGGCGTAGCTAGTTGCGTTGTTCCCATCATCTTCGCCGCGAAAAATAATTTGCCCAAGGCTGTCGCCATCTGCTGGACTCGAACTGTTTCTGTATAAAACAATGTTCGGTGATGCCGTGGCACTTGCCTCTGAGTTCTCAACTATAAGTTGATCATTCGTACTGGCACTCATTAAATGCAGTTGTGCATCAGCTACGTCTGTTTGCTCGCCTCCACCAACCAGTAAGCCGTTTGGAGAGAATCTTGCTAGATAGCTGCCATTGATGGCAAACATCACAGAACCCGTTTCTCCTGTTAGTTGATATATTCCGGTGTCTTGATCATTGTTAAAAGCAAGTGCTGGAGCCGATTTCGTCCCGCTTGGCAATTTTCCATAAAGACTGCTTATTGGATATTTGAAAGTCTCATTGTCCTCTCGTGCAACAGCTAGCAAATCTGTCGACGCGGCAACGGTCAGCGTGTTGAGGTTTGAAATTTTGCCCATGTCAGTTCAGCTTTTTGCCGTAACCAGTTGCAGTATAATAATAGCTGTTCGCCTGATAGCTGCCACTGCCATCTCGAATTTCAATGGTAAACTGATTATACGCGGCAGTTCCTGTTACAGTATGACCTGCTCCTAGTGAATTAACGCTAAAAGAAATGACCGGATTAGTTGTTGGCCCTGTAGAAAAATTGTAAAATTCATTTGCAAAACTAACGGTTGTAGCGCCCGACGTTCCTGTCGGAGATTTCAAACCGCTTACCTCTTGACGCTGTTGTATGTCAATTCTATAG